CGGTGGTCGCCGTATCATTAGGTAACGCAACACCCCGAACAAACGCTAGCGTCAGAATTTTGACAATAATTGAGGGAGCGTCAATAAATTGACAACACAAACAGCAAAAAAGCCAGTCGGACGGCCAAAAATCGAAGATGCAGACTATAACGCGGCACGCGCTAGAAAAATGGAAGCTGACGCGCAAATGGCTGAACTTGAGTTGTTACAAGCCAAACGCAAATTGGTGGCATCTGACGATGTTGCCGGTGCTTGGGTCGAAGTGCTGGCGGCGATGAAGGCGAAGCTATTGGCGTTGCCGTCTATATGTGCGCCGATCTGTGCCACTGAAACTGACTTGCCGACCATTCAAAGCATTTTAGAAAACCAGATAAGGGAAGCACTGGATGAATTATCATCTTACCAACCACACGAACACGCTGGACGCACAGTCGTCACTGACAGCGGTGATAGCGGAAGCGATGCAAACGCTGAAACCGCCGCCAAGGTTAAGCGTGGGGCAGTGGGCAGACCGCGAAAGGCGACTAAGCTCGGAAGCTAGTGCAGCCGCCGGTCGTTGGATCACATCACGGGCAGAATATCAGCGCGGCATTATGGATGCGATCAGCGACCCGACCTTGCGTGATATTGTCGTGATGGCTGGCGCACAGGTTGGCAAGACCGAAATGCTGTTGAACGTGATTGGCTTTCACATTCATCACGATGCGGCACCGATCTTGCTTGTGCAGCCAACGCTGGAAATGGCACAAGCGTTTTCTAAAGACCGGCTTGCGCCAATGCTGCGAGATACACCGGCTTTGAAATACAAAGTGAAAGACCCGCGAAGCCGCGATGCAAATAACACCACAACGCACAAAGTTTTCACTGGCGGTCATATCAGCCTAGTCGGGTCGAATAGTGCGGCTGGGCTAGCATCAAGGCCAATCCGAATTGTTTTATGCGATGAAGTTGATCGCTTTCCGGTTTCGGCTGGTTCTGAGGGTTCGCCTATCTTGCTGGCAAGAAAAAGGTCAGCCACGTTTCACAATCGCAAGATGGTAATGGTCAGCACGCCAACCAACAAAGGCGCGTCAATGATCGAAAGCCAATATGCCGAAAGCGATCAGCGGCAATATTTCGTGCCTTGTGAAGATTGCGGCACAGTGCAGACTTTGAAATGGGGGCAAGTGCAATGGGAAAAAGACAAGCCCGACACTGCTTGCTATGTCTGCGAAAGCTGCGGTTCGGTCTGGGATGATCCAAAGCGCAATCGATCAGTTCGCAAGGGGCAGTGGGTTGCGACCGCTGATTATAACGGCATTGCCGGTTTTCACATTAATGGCATTTACAGCCCTTGGACGGTGATGGCTGACGCGGTGCGTGACTTTCTGGTTGCAAAGAAGTCAGCCGACACGCTGCGCGTTTTTGTCAATACGTTCTTGGCAGAAACGTGGGAAGATCAAGGCGAGACCGTTGGCGATATTGATTTCCAAAGCCGCGAAGATGATTGGGGCGATGCCATACCAGATGACATCGTGGTCGTCACCGCTGGCATTGATGTTCAAGATGACCGGCTTGAACTGGAAATTGTTGGTTGGGGGCGTGATGAAGAAAGTTGGTCGCTGGATTACAAAACTTTGTATGGCGACCCATCAACGCCGCATTTGTGGAATGACCTTGATAACATCCTAAAAGCCGGATATGTGACCGAAAGCGGCAGACAGCTAGGCATTCGCGCGGCCACGATAGATAGTGGCGGTCATTACACGCAAGCGGTCTATAACTTTGTCAGACCACGCGAGGGTCGGCGCATATTTGCGATCAAAGGTATGGGCGGCGAACAACGGCCACTGGTTAGCAGACCGACAAAAAACAACATTGGAAAGATAAAACTATTTGCAATCGGCACTTTTCCGATCAAGGAATTGATTTTCTCAAGATTAAAGGTACAATCGGAAGGTGCAGGGTTTTGCCACTTCCCAGCCGGACGGTCAGATGAGTATTATCAGCAACTTGCTAACAGTGAAAAAATTGTCACTAAATACCAAAAAGGCTTTCCAAGGCGGGATTTTGTCAAGACGCGCACAAGGAATGAGGCACTTGATTGCAGGGTGTACGCATATGCTGCGCTTTGCATCTTGTCGCTGAATATTAACGCTGTTGCCGATAGGGTGGTCAATGCGCCGGAACCAGAAACACAACCGCAGCCGCAACAGCCTAACCCACTGGCACGCCGACCAAGACAGGGCGGCTTTGTTAATTCTTGGCGGTAAATAATGGCAAACAGATTTGATATAGACGAAGCCCCTGACGGCAAAACACCTGAAACAATCATTATTGGCGATTATCTGCTTTGGAAGCGCACCGATCTGGTTAGCGACTATCCACTGGCAACGCATTCAATGGAATATGTCGCACGCATCACTGGCGGCGGGTCAACTGAAATCAAGGTTGCAGCAACCGAAAGCAACGGCACATATGTGTTTGAAGTTGATAGCGCAACGTCAGCCGCTTACACCGCTGGCTTTTATCATTGGCAGTTAGAAGTCACAGAAACCGCATCTAGCAATCGCGCAGTTTTAGAGCGTGGCACATTTACCGCCATCGAAGATTTGGACGTTAACGGCGCAGACCCACGCAGCCACGCCGAAATAATGATCACAAAGATTGAAAGCGTTTTGCAGGGCAAAGCAGATGCAGATGTTGCCAGCTATTCAATCAACGGGCGGTCACTGACAAAAATGTCATTTACTGATCTGATTGACGCGCGGAACTTTTACCGGCAAGAATATGCCAAAGAACGGCAAAAAGAACGTGCTGACGCGGGTGAAACTACCGGCGCAACCATCTTGGTGAGGTTTTAACAATGGGCATCTTTGACTTTTTCAAAGCAAAGCCCCAACCACGCAAGGCGGTTCGGGCATTTCACGGGGCTGACACTGGTCGGCTATTCAGCGATTTTGTATCAAGCAGCCGGTCGGCAGATAGCGAAATCAAGCCATCACTGCGCGTTTTGCGAGATCGTTGCCGCGAAATCAGCCGTAACCATCCATATGCGAAACGGTATTTGCAGATAATGTCAACAAACGTAGTTGGCGCAAACGGCGTGCGGATACAAGTGCGAAAGCGCAATGATGACAATTCACTAGACAGCGTGGGCAACCGGATCATCGAACAAGCGTGGCAAGCGTGGGGTCGCGCTGGTTTCTGCACTGTTGATGGCCGCGTTTCGTGGGTGCAAGCGCAGCGGTTGTTTATGGAAACGCTTGCGCGTGATGGCGAAGTGCTAATCCAAAAGATCAAAAACCCAGCCGGAAACCCATTTGGCTTTTCGCTGAAGTTTCTTGAAGCCGATTATCTTGATGAAGGCTATGACACGCGATTAGGCAACGGCAATGAAGTGCGAATGGGTGTCGAATTAGACAAGCGCACCGGCAAGCCGTTGAATTATTATCTATTTGAAGATCACCCACATCACGATCAGGGGTATGGCAGCAAGACAAAGCGGCATCATAAGATCGTTCCAGCTAGTGAGATCATTCATTGCTATTTGCAGGATCGCGCTGGGCAGACCCGTGGCGTGCCTTGGATGTCTAATGTACTGACCCGCCTAAAGATGCTGGACGGTTACGAAGAAGCCACGCTGGTCAATGCGCGGGTTGCTGCGTCAAAGATGGGTTTCTTTACTAGCCCAGAGGGTGACGGCTTTGTTGGTGACGATTATGACAATCACGCGCCGATAATGTCGGCAGAACCGGCCACGTTCACACAGTTACCGGCTGGAATGTCATTCACAGCCTTTGACCCGCAAAACCCGACTGACAGCTTTGCTGAGTTTGAAAAGGGCATATTGCGCGGGATCGCGTCCGGTCTTGGGGTCAGCTATGTATCGTTGGCAAATAACCTTGAAGGCGTTAGCTATTCATCAATCCGGCAAGGCACTATCGAAGATCGCGATCACTTCAAGATGGTGCAGCAATTTATGATCGACCAGTTTATTGACCCGATTTATAGAGCTTGGCTAGAAATGGCTATTACTGTTGGTCGCGTCAGCTTGCCAATGGGCAAATATGACCTTTTTGCTGATCAAGTGATATACCGGCCACGCGGCTTTGCTTGGGTTGACCCAGCAAAAGAGATTAACGCCAGCGTCACTGCACTGAACAACGGCATCGTCAGCTTGCAAGACGTTCACAGCCAATATGGTCGTGACACTGAAGAAATCTTTGAACAGATCAACCGCGAAAGCGAACTTGCTGATCGTTATGGCATTGATACCGCTTTTCAGCCGTTCGGCACTAAGTTACCAGCGCAACCATCAATAGACGCGGGGCAAGAAGATGGCGACCTATAAAGGCGTTGAAATCAACTTGAAGCCGACCGAAGGAATGGCAGCGGAAGCGCGTAAATTCAAGAAATGGCGCGAAGAAGGTGAGCAAGGTGGCACAGCCGTTGCGGTTGCGCGTGCAAATCAATTGGTTAATCGGCAAGAATTATCTGCCGATATAGTGCGCCGGATGCACAGCTTTTTCAGTCGGCACGAAGTTGACAAGCAAGCTGAAGGTTTTAGTGCCGATGAAGAAGGCTATCCGTCAAAAGGCCGCGTTGCTTGGGCAGCGTGGGGCGGTGATGCAGGGCAAACTTGGGCAAGGGCAAAAGATATGGCTTTGGATAGAATTGACGAAGGCGAACGCGCTGCACCAGATGCGCTTTCGATTGGCGACTTTGTATCGTGGGGATCATCTGGCGGCACTGCGCGGGGCGAGATTGAACGCATCGAACGCGATGGATCAATCAACGTGCCAGACAGCGATTTCACAATTACCGGCACACCAGATGACCCAGCCGCGTTGATCCGCATATACCAAAGCACTGATGAAGGCTATGAAGGCACAGATCGCCTTGTGGGTCATAAGTTTAGCACATTGACCAAGATCAACGATCTGCGGTATCTTACCACAAGCGAGGTAAAGACAATGGATAGACACATTCAAGATATTGTCGAGACTGACGAAAGCGTGACAATCACGTTTGGCAAGTCAGATGCGACACCGCCGGTTGTTGAAACCGCTGGATATAAAGAAGATGAAGATCGCGTTGATCGTGGTCAACTGGTGTTTCGGTCGCGTGCTGCGGATATGGTCGAAGAAGATGACCGTCGCGTCAGAATGTCGATTTCAAGCGAAGAACCCGTTGAGCGTTCTTTCGGCTTAGAAGTTTTGCGTCATAGCGATGGCGCAGTGGATTTGTCAAGGTTGGGCAGCGGTCACGCACCGTTATTGCTAGACCACGATTTGACAAAGCAGATTGGCGTTATTGAACGTACCTATTTGGATCAAGCTGATCGCAAGTTGCGGTCTGTGGTTCGCTTTGGAAAAAGTGCGCTGGCTCAAGAGGTGTATCAAGATGTCAAGGATGGGATACGAAGCAACGTCAGCATCGGCTATCAAATCCGCGAAATGGAACAAAAAAATGAACGCGATGGGACAGTCGCGATTTCATCTTGGGTTCCGTATGAAGCCAGCATTGTATCCGTTCCCGCTGACGCTGGTGTCGGCGTGAACCGCAAAGCTGAATTTGTTGAACCAGTGATTAAGCAAAAGGAGACAATTATGTCTGAAGTAAATCACGATGAAATTCGCGAAGCCGCTGCTGAAGCTGCAAAGCGTGATTTCCAAAAGAATGCCAGCGAGATCATCAATCTTGCTGTTAAACACAACCGCCGTGATCTAGCCGATCAAGCTATCGGTGCTGGTCAGTCTGTTGCACAATTCCGCGCAACACTTCTTGACGCTATTGGCGAAGGCAAGCCACTAGAGCAGTCAGCCGGTGCGGTTGATATGTCAGAAAAAGAGCAGCGCGACTATTCATTCATCAAAGCCGTTCGCGGTCTTGTGAATGGTTCTGGTCTAAATGGTCTTGAGCGTGAAGTTTCTGAGGACATTGCAAAGCGCACTGGCCGCGAAGCACGCGGTTTCTATGCACCAGATAGCTTTTGGGGCGGCAAGCGTGACCTGACCGCTGGCACAGCTACAGCCGGTGGACATTTGGTCGGCACAGATCATCTTGGTGATCAGTTTGTTGATGCCCTGCGTTCGCGCTTGGTGTTCAATGAGCTTGGTTCACGCTTTATGACTGGTCTGCGTGGCGATGTTGCTATTCCAAAGCTGGCAACTGGCGTTTCAGCCGGTTTCGTTGCTGAGAATGGCGCAACAGCCGAAGTGAACGCAGTGTTCTCACAGATCACAATGTCACCAAAGTCACTTGGCGCATTCACAGACGTTTCACGTTTGCTGATGATCCAGTCTGACCCATCTGTTGAGCAAATCGTTCGCGATGATCTGTTGAACGCAATTGCACAAAAGATCGAAGATGTTGCAATCGAAGGCGGCGGTTCTAACGAGCCAACTGGCATCACCGGAACAGCCGGTATCGGTTCAGTCGCAATCGGAACTAACGGTGGCGATCTGACTTGGGCGGCAATCACTAGCCTTGTTAAAGAAGTTGAAGTTGACAATGCTGCGATCAACGGCAATACGCTTGCTTATCTGACCAACCCGAAAGTCAAGTCACATATGGCTTCAACTTCAAAGGTTGCGTCAACTGACAGCGTAATGTTGCTGGATAGCCCTTGGGATAGCCTTTATGGTTACAAGTTAGCAGTGACCAACAACGTACCGTCAGACCTAACCAAAGGCACACTTGATCCGGCATCTGCTATGATCTTTGGTGACTTTAGCCAGCTAATGATGGGCTTCTTTAGCACACCAGACGTTTTGGTTGATCCATACACAGCCGGTTCAACCGGTGCAGTACGCATCCGCGTAATGCAGGAAATGGATATTGCTGTTCGCCACGCGCAATCATTTGCAGCGTGCTTGGATATCGATGCTTCCTAAATAAACTAGCGGGGCGGCTCCGGTCGCCCTGCTTTTCCCATAGGGGTTAATGATGAAAATCAAATGCAAACGTAATATTTTAATCGGTGGCAAGCCGCACGAAGTTGGCGATATTGTCGAAGTGGCTGATAATGTGGGTTTCGATTTGGTCAATACTGGCAAAGTCGAAATTGTTGAAGATAAAGTTGGCATCACTGATCGGGCTATTGGCCTAACAAAGAAATCAGCGGCCAGCCTAGTAAAGCGGAACACAAAGAAAAATGCCAAATAGATTGATCAAAATCACAGCTATCAAAGACTGCCAAGCGGGATCAGTCGGCATTATGCTTGCTGGCGAAGATCACGATGTTCGTGAAGATGAGGCGAACAAGCTAATTGATCGCGGGTTTGCAAAGATGTGGAAAGCTAAAAAGGCAAAAGCCGTTGAAGTGGATGCCGACTAATGGCTGTCGAAACCGCAGATGACCGCGCCATCTTCATTGGCGTTGATGATTTTGGGGTTGCAGCAACCTATTCGGGCGGCACGATCAATGGCATATTTGACAATGATTTCGTTGAAGTTGACGCTGGTGGGGGCGTTGGCTTTGCATTACAACAGCCACGGTTTGTTTGCCGCACCGCAGACGTATCAACCGCCGCTGAAGGCGACACTATCACGATCAACGCGGTGGCCTATACAATGCGGATTGTGCAAGATGACGGCACTGGTATGACCACGCTGGTATTGGAGAAACAATAATGGCGCACGTTAGGCAGCAAATCCGCGACAGGATAGTGACTGTTTTGACGGGGCTGACAACGACCGGCAGCAACGTATTTCGCAGCCGTATTTTCCCGCTGGAACAGACAAAGCTTCCGGCACTTTGCATTTTTACCAAGAGCGAAGCCACCGAATTTGATACAATCACTTTGGCGCGTTCGGTAAATAGGGTTCTTGACGTTGCTGTTGAAGCATACGTTTCTGGCACAGCGAATTATGACAATTCGCTTGATACTATTGCGGTCGAGGTTGAAGAAGCCATTGCCGCTGATGTGACGCTGAATAATCTGGCAAAAGATGCACAGATTGTTGCGTTTGAGGCTGACTATAGTGGCGATGGCGAACAGCCGGTGGCCGTTGGTCGGTTCACTCTTTCGGTGCAATACCGCACCAAAGAAAATGACGTTGAAACTGCCGTTTAGGAGATTTATCGATGGCGACTTTTAAAGGAAATGATGGGTCAGTCCTAATCGGCACTGACGTAATGGCTGAAGTGATTAGCTTTTCACTGGATGAAACCGCTGACACAATTGAAGATACTGTTATGGGCGACACTGCCAAGACATATCAAGCATCATTCAAAGATTTCACCGGTACTGTTGAAACCTATTTCGATGATACTGATACAGCGCAAACAAATTGCCGCGCTGGTGATAGCATCACTTTGAACTTGCAAATGGAAGGCAACACATCTGGCGATCATAAGCTGACTGGTTCAGCGATTGTCACTAGCTTTTCACTTGGCGTCACATCTGATGGCATCAATACCGCCACATACAGTTTTCAAGGCACTGGCGGCTTAACTGAAACAACCGTTTAAGGGGTAAATTATGGGTTTGGGAGAACAGATCGCCGCAAGGCGTAACCGCGACCGAAAGGTCATTAGCGTTGATGAGTGGGGCGAAGATGGTCAGCCGTTGGTTATTTATTCTGGCTCAATTACCGCTGGAGACATTGACAAGCTGCAAAGAAAGCACAAAGACTTTCTCAACAATATGACGATTAGCGGAATGGTTGATCTGATTATTACCAAAGCTGAAGATGCTGATGGCAAGCGGATGTTTACGTTAGAAGATAAGATGCACCTGATGGGTGATAGCGTGGCCTTGATTGCTGATATTGCTGGGCAGATGTTTGGCGATGTTGAAAGCGTTGGGGATGCGGAAAAAAACTAAAGGGCGACCCGTTGAGGCTGAATATGCTGGCCTTGGCGGATCGCCTTCACAAGACACAAGCCGAAATTGAAGAATTGACGCTGACAGAACTGAATGAATGGTTCGCATATTTTAAGGTGATCGAAGATGGCAAGCCAAAATCTTAATTTTACCATCACCGCGAAAGACCTTACACGCGGCACGTTCCGCAAGTTGAACAAATCTTTGTCGGTTGTTCGCAAAGCACTATTCAATTTCAAAGTCGGTTTGGGGCTTGCTGCTGGTGCGGCTGGTATTGGCTTGCTGGTCAAGTCATCATTGAAAAGCATCGACACGCTGGGCAAGACAGCGCAAAAGCTGGGCGTCACCAGTCAAGCACTGCAAAAGCTGCGATATGCGTCCAATCTGGCTGGCGTTGAAACGCGCACAGTCGATATGGCAGTGCAACGCTTTACGCGGCGACTGTCTGAGGCAGCCAACAATACCGGCGAAGCTAAAGATGCGCTGAAAGAACTTGGCTTGAACGCCAAAGAACTGACTAAACTTTCCCTTGATGAGCAAATGTTAAAGCTGGCTGATGCGTTTGATAACGTGCAAAGCAGCGGCGATAAAGTGCGGCTTGCGTTCAAGCTATTCGATAGTGAAGGCGTGGCGTTTGTAAACACGCTGGAAGGCGGCAGCACAGCCCTGCGACAGATGTTCCAAGATGCTGAAGGGCTTGGCTTCATCCTGTCATCAAGCGCGGTCAAGGGCGTTGAAGAAACCAATGATGCGATTTTAAAGCTGGGAAAAATGTTCAGCGGCGTGCGTGATCAATTGGTTGCAGCACTAGCACCGGCATTGCGTGTCATTGTTGACTTGATGCGAAACAAAATTGTGGCTGCAATTAAGCAAACTGGCGGCATTAAAAAGTTTGCCAAAGATTTAGCCATCGGCGTTATCAATCTAGTTGAAAAAACAGCGAAAGCAATTGTGCGTTTTGCAGCGCAAGCACAGCGCGTTACTTTGGGGCTTGCCAGAGCTGGCGGTTTGTTGGTTCTTCTATTTGATAGGGAACTTGGTAAAAAAATTCTGGATTTCACTGAAAATTTCCAAAAAATGAATAAGACATTAAACGCCAATTTGTTTTCAGATTTGCGGAAAGCTGTTATAGGCACATCTGATGCTGTTGCTGGTTTAAATGGAAAAACAGACGTTGGTGTCGAAAAAGCAAAAAAATATTCTGAGGCATTGCAAGAGTTAAAAGATGCCGCAGAAAAGGTGCAAGAGGGGCTTGGTGATGCTGCGGTGCGTGGTGTCAAGTCGCTTGAGGATGCTATGGTTGATTTTGCAATGGGAACCGCCAGCGCAAAAGATGCGTTTAAGTCAATGGCGCGTTCAATCATTAGCGATTTGATCCGCATCCAAATCCAGCAAAACATTACCAGCAAGCTTAGTGGTTTTATGTCAAATATGTTTAGCAGCTTTGGCGGCGGTGGTTCATCCCCGCAAGGAAAGGCAATTGGCGGGTCGGTTCGCGCTAACACGCCATATATGGTTGGCGAACGCGGTGCGGAAATGTTTGTTCCAAATAGCAGCGGCACTATTATCCCAAACAACAAAATGGGCGGCGGTGTTACTGTTAACCAGACCATCAACTTGTCGGCTGGCGTATCGCAAACAGTACGCGCTGAAGTTTCACAGATGTTGCCGCAGATACAAGAAGCAGCAAAATCTGCGGTTATTGACGCAAGACGGCGCGGCGGTTCATTCGCAAGCGCATTTGGGGCATAGTTATGGCTGAGACTTATCCACTTACATTTCCGACACAGACTGGCGTGGCAAGCGTTGAATTTACTGCGACTGATGTTGTGTCTGTTTCCGAAAGCCCGTTTACGCTATCACAACAAACGGTTCGGCACGCTGGGGCAAGATGGTCAACAGTTATCCGCATACCGCCTGTTAAGCGTGCAGATAGCGAATATTGGAACAGCTTTCTTTTACGGCTGCGCGGTCAATTCGGCACGTTTCTGGTTGGCGATCCAAACGGCGCAACGCCACGCGGATCAGCGGCATCTGCGGCTGGCACGCCGGTTGTGAATGGCGCAAGCCAGACCGGCAACGATTTAAATATTGACGGTTTACCAGCATCGGCAACAGGTTATCTAAAGGCCGGTGATTATATCCAGCTTGGCACTGGCGCAACGGCGCGGCTTTATAAGGTTCTGGAAGATGTAAACAGCAACGGCAGCGGTGAAGCCACGTTAAACTTGTGGCCTGATCTGCGTTCATCACCGGCAGATGGCGCGACTGTTGTGGTCAGCAACGCAAAGGGTGTTTTCCGGCTGACCAGCAACGAAGCGGTTTGGACAATCAACAACGCTGGCTTTTATTCAATCAGCTTTGCTGCGGTCGAAGCATTATGACCCGCAGCGGCGTTCCATCCGGTTTTTCTGATGCAAGCTTTACTGGCTTTGTTGCTGTTGAATTAAAGTTTGACAGTGGCACGCTGCGAATTTGGAACGGTTACGGCAATTTAACTGTTGATGGCGAAACCTATGTTGGCAGCGGTTCGTTGATCAACATTTCGGCTATTGAAGAAAGCGGCGAGATTGGCGCGAAGGGCGTTTCAATGTCGTTGACCGGCATTTCAAGCACCATATTAGCAACGGCGTTGACTGAAAACTATCAATATAGAGAGGCCAACATTTATATCGGCACGATAGCAAGCGGCACAGTTAGCAGCTACAAGGCATTTTCTGGCCGAATGGATGTAATGACCATTAATGAACAAGGCGAAAGCTGCACTGTAAGCCTAACGGCAGAAAGCCGATTGATTGACTTGGAACGATCCCGCGTTAGGCGTTGGACAAGTGAAGATCAAAAGCAGATTGACGGCACTGATAAAGGTTTTGAATTTATCAATTCATTGCAGGAAGCGGCTATCCAATGGGGCGGCTAGTAGATTGGCCGACACGCTTGAACGATCATATCGAAGAATGGCGGCATAAAAAATTTGAATGGGGCAAGGCCGATTGCGCTTTATTTTGTTTGTATGCAGAAAAAGCCATTTGCGGATCGTCACGCTTTGATGATTTTATCGGCAAATATCGTTCCGCAGCGGGTTCTGCAAGGGCATTGCTAAAGATAGGCGCGGGTGATCTTGCGACCAGTGTTGGGGCGAGGTTGCGCGAAATAAAGGTGCTTGAAGCGCAGCGCGGTGATGTTGCGCTAATAGACACGCCGCTAGGTGATGCGTTATCATTGGTAGTCGGTGATAAGGTTGCCGCAATGAGCAAAGATGGTTTGATTTTCCTGCCGTTAAACGCGGCAAAAAAAGCGTGGAAGGTGTAAAATGCCACAGGCGGTTATTCCGGCAGTATTAGCGGGTGTCACAGCGGGTTCAACTTTTACGTTTGCCGCTGGCTTGACTATTGGTTTTAGTTCGACTGCTTTTGTCACATCTTTGGTTTTGTCTGCGGCATCGCAAGCATTGGCACCAAAGCCTAAAATTCCTAATATTGGCGGCGGTGGCAATGGCGGCATTGATCAGTCAAAGACTGTCACGGCGCGGCAATCAAACGCAACGCGCAAGCTGGTGTATGGTGAAACCAGAACCGGCGGCACGTTTGCATTTTTAGAAAGTTCAGACAACGATAAATATTTGCACGTTGTCATTGTCGTGGCCGCGCACGAAATCAATCAGTTCACAACTGTCTTTTTTAATGATGAAGAATTGACCATTAGCAGCAACAGCGTCACCAGCCCATCAAAATACAATGGTTTCGCCGATGTTTATACAGTCACTAAAGGCACCGCCGCAAATATTCCTTCACTTTTATTGGCAACGCCAAGCTGGACTAGCGATCACAAGCTAACAGATCAAGCATATATCTATTGCCGGTTGAAGTTCGATCCTGATGCTTTTCCGCAAGGCTTGCCCAACATTAGCGCAAAAGTGCAGGGTCGCAAAGTCTATGACACCCGCACAAGCAGCACTGTTTATTCACGCAATCCGGCAATGATCATCCGCGATTATTTGCTTGATCAAACCTATGGGCTCGGCGTGGTTGCGGCTGAAATAGATGACACCAGCTTTGAAGCAGCGGCAAACATATGTGATGAAACTGTTGCGCTGGCAGGCGGCAGCACAGAAACACGCTATCAATTTGATGGCGTTGTTGACACTGCAAACACGCCGCGCGGCAATCTTGAACAAATGCTAACGGCATTGAATGGCGCGTTATATTATACAAACGGCAAATGGAACTTGAAGGCTGGCGCATATGTAACGCCAACCGTTACGCTTGATGAAGATGATCTTGCCGCTGGTTTGACCGTCACAACGTCGAATTCGGCGCGTGACAGCTTCAACGCTATCAAGGGGCAGTTCATTAGCCCAGCCAGTGACTATCAAGCCACAGATTATCCTGCGGTGACTAGCGCAACATTTGAAACAGAGGATAACAGCGAACAGCGTTTTCTAAATCTTGATTTGCCGTTTACTAGCAGCGCATCTGCGGCACAGCGAATTGCAAAGCAAATCCTATATAAGAACCGGCAAGAGATTGCTGTCAAAGCACGTTTCAAGATGACTGCGTTTCAGTTTCAAGTTGGCGACACTGTAATGATTACAAACGCGCGATTAGGATGGTCGCAAAAGGTCTTTGAAGTTATAACGTGGCGGCTAAATTTTGATCAAGAGCAAGCGACAGTTGATTGCGAACTAGCCGAAACAAACAGCGCAGTTTATACTTGGGCGGCTGAAGAAGCTGCGTTTGCACAAGATAACACGACCCTGCCAGACCCTTTTGCTATTCCGGCACCAACCATCACGCCATCCGAAACGCTTGAATTGTTCAACCAGCAAGCCATTTCGGTGCTGATTGTAGATGTTGCGTCAACGTCTATTTATGCAAGGCAGTTTGAGGTCGAAGCAAAGCTGTCAACTGAAACAATCTATAAGTCGCTTGGTATTGGTTCGGGGCAACGGTTTACACTGACCAATGTTGAGGCTGGCGGCACATATGACATCCGCGCAAGGTCAATCAATTCGCTTGGCATCAAATCAGACTTTGCAACAACTACACACACAATTCTTGGTCAAGCTGCGGCTGCATCTGATGTAACAAATTTCAGCGTGAATGTGGTGGGGTCAAATGCAGATTTAAGCTGGACAGCATCAACTGACGCAGATTTGTCTCATTATATCATCCGGCATTCACCGCTGACGACCGGCGCAACATTTAACAACGCGCAAACCGTTGTGAAAAAAGTGCCAAGACCAACAAACACAGTGGTTACACCGGCCAAAACCGGCACATATTTCGTAACAGCCGTCAACAAATTTGGTTTGCCAAGTCTCAACGCTGCTAGCAGCGTGGTTCTGGTTGATGATATTAGCGGCTTAAATTTATCAAACACATTATCAGAACATAGCGGTTTCACTGGCACGAAAACCACTTGCGTAGTTGTCGAAGATACGTTGCGCCTTGATACCACAAACCAATTTGACAGCGTTGCTGGCAATTTTGACAGTGCGACCGGTTTGTTTGGTGGCGGCACTGGTTTTGTTGCATCATCCGGCACATATGATTTTGCAAATTATATTGACCTTGGTGCAGTGTTTACAGCGCAAGCCACTGCAACGCTTAAATTCACGCAGTTCTCTCAGCATACTGGCACACCGGCCAGCGGTGCAACTGACGTTGATTTGTTCGTTAGCACAACGCAAGATGATCCGACTGGCTCGCCATCGTGGACAACTTATCGGCAATTCGTGGTCGGCACTTACACTGCAAGAGCGTTGCGGTTTAGGGCTAATTTAACCAGCAATGACAGTCAAGAAACGCCAGCCATATCAGAACTAACTGCCGAAATTAGATTGCCAACGCGCACAGAAAGCGATAATGATATTCAAAGCGGTGCTGGGGCAAAGGCAATCACGTTCACAAATGCTTTTAAAGCATTGCGTGCAGTGTCGGTTTCGGTTGGGGATATGCAATCTGGCGATTATTATGGTATAACTAGCAAATCAGCAACGGGTTTCACGATCACGTTTTACAATAGCAGCGATGTGGCGGTGGATCGGTTGTTTGATTATGTTGCAACGGGGTTTTAAATGGCACAGCACGACTATGTAATTGCAAACCAGACTTTTCCAGCAACGCGCACAGATATAAACAATGCGCTTGCGGCAGCGGTAACGCAAAACAGCGGGGCATCTGCGCCAAGCACGACATATGCTTATCAGCTTTGGTATGATACCAGCACAAATAAACTAAAACAGCGCAATGCAGACAATGACGCTTGGATTGATCTGTTCGATGTTGATCAAACGGCAGATACGGCTGCGCCATCGACCGGTGGTGGTGGCGGCGGCGGCGGTGCATATTTCCAAGGGGAAAACGGCGCGACCGGTGACACGACAAACGGCAAGGGCGATATTTTCCGCGTTCACGAACAGCAATTAGACACAAATGTGACGATTGCGTCTGGTGATAATGCTGGCGCGTTTTTTAGTTTAACAGTGGCGACCGGCGTAACGCTGACGGTCAACGGCAATTTGGTGGTGGCATAATGGGAACTTTAAAAGTTGATACAGTGGTTGCATCAGATGGCACAAGTCCTGTCACGCTGACTAAACAGAGTGTTGCAAAAGCATTTGCCGTGTATGACCAAGGTAGTCCATCCAGTGCGCTTGGTGGAAGTATCGCTGGTGACACGTTCGGCACGAGCAGCGTTGTAGACACAACCACAGGGATTATTACAACATCACTAACTAATAATATGTCTAGTACACAATATGTAGTTGTTGCAAATTCTCATTACACTGGAACAGCCGTTTCGAAACAATACACTAGATATGCTGCATC